TGAGTTTTTATTTGTAACAATACCTGCGCGATTAGACTGTACAGAAGTCATCATTGATATACATGGTCCTTTGTCGCTTACTATATCTTTCTGAATGCAGCGTTTATATTTATCGACCATTTCTCCAACAAGTTGCCATTCTGTTTTATTACCTCCGCTTTCGCTTGTAGTTTTAATATAATCAAAACTAAAAATCATAGGATTTCCGCGACCTATCTTGGAGTAGTAGAATCTTTTTAGAACACTAATCTGAGCATCAACGCTCATGCCGCCTACGTTATAATAATATAAATGCTTGTACCGTTTGTTGATGGTACTCCATACTGCCCTAACATTATCTACAACTTCTGCGCCAGCCTTTCGCCAGTTGCCGCTTTCTAGTAGATACATTGGAACTTTAGACATTGCAGCGCATTGTCTAAAAATAAGTTCTTCTTTGCTCATCTCTCCATTATCAAAATGAAGAACTGGAACTTCGTATTGTTCAGATACTTTTGTAGTGAAATCTAAACAGAATTGAGTTTTACCTACGCCTGAACGAGCTACAATAACTGTGATGTTACCCGGTCTCAAAAGAGAGCCGTACATATCTTGAATTTTAGGATGAGGCCCAGCAAATCCAAATTCTGTAACCGGATTGTTTCCTCGCTCTTCAATGAGAGCTTCCATTTCAGAAAAGATGTTTTCTGGCTGATCGCTGCCAGTTTCGTACAAATTGATCTGATCATTATAAAGCTTATCAGCGGTCTCGATAATGACGTTGTAATCAGAAGATGGAGATATTGACTTCATCTTCTTGTTTATTTCTGCTCCACACATCGCTATTTCGCGACGTATAGTGTATTTCTTTAATTCTTTAGCAACGCTAATAATTGATTCTGGAGATAGCTTTTTAAGAGATAGTGATTCAATATAATCTGATGGATTAATATTATCTTCGAAAGTTACTCCAAAGTTCTTTACTCTTTGAGAAATAACTACATCATCAATTTTTTCTCCGTTATCGATTGCTTGACGAAGCACGCAAAAGATAGTTCTATTAATTTTGGAACTTTCGCTCCAAAAGTCTTTTTCAGTTATAAAAACAGCGACATCTGAATATCGTTCTGGATATTTAATCAATCCAGCAAGCAACTGAGTCTCTAAATCATACGAATAAATCATGCCAACCGCACATTATCACTCTTCATCGGTGATGTCAATCGAATCTTGACTATTGTTCACTTCGTTTAAATATTTTTCGAGAGCTTTGACGAGTCCCATTTCAACGATTGGGTTGGAGACTTTGGTATAAATCATTGGGCATCCATCTTGAGAGACGTAAGCCACTATAAATCCTTTGGAGGACTCATCGGAACCAGTAAACTCATAGAGTTTATTAAAATAGTTTTCAGGAATTTTAAACTGTTTAAAATTCTCTGATTGTGAATCTCTCTTCATATTATAATATTACACCTTGACTCTCGAAAAGCTCTTTATTTATAGTATCGTTTTCAAATATAGTTACAAGTGTAATTTTATTAAGTTCGCAAAAACGTTCTTTTTTCTTATCTCTATTGAGTTGATGAAGAAAATTCATTCTATTTGTATGGAAGAACTTAACAAATCCAGTGTGTTGTCTGCCTTGAACTTCTATAGCTATCTTTTTATTAGCGTTATAAAAGTCCAAGGTAAGACGAGTTCCAACTATTGGAAACTCTTCAAACACAATATTCTGTTGCCAATAGTTGCTTAAAAATTTCTTAGCTTCTGTTTGAAACTTACTACGACTATTCGCGCTCCAATCAATTAAATAATTGCGAGCATTCTTGCAACGTCTTTTTTTATTACTCAGTGATAGAAATTCCATCGCCAAAATTTAATAAGTTTTCACTGATGTATTTAAAGAAAAACGATTTCAACTTTTCGTTGTTGTTGACCATCTGTTCAAATTTAGCAGACCCTTGAATCTGAGCAGGAAAGTCTGTGAACCCAGCTTCTTTTAGAATATTCAGAAACTCTTCATCAAAACTAATCCAAGCTCCCTTTTTAATGGCAATCTCCCACATAGTTAGAAAGTCAAAGATTTCCTTTTCGATCCAATTTGACGTTCCATTCTTTCTTCCATACTTAATAGGATAACGAATAGTACAGTTAGTTCTTTCATTTGGCGACTTTTTAACTATAATTTTTACAAAATGACCTAGATAAGGATTCTTTTGTTCGTCATAAGAAGCGGTGGGATCTTCAAGAATCAAATCACCCTTGAAGCGAGAATCAAATTCAAAAATCCAATTAGCAAAATGTAGTAAAGCGTTTCCGCCTGTAGCTGTAGTTTGGCGAATTGGAGCCTTGCTATAAGGATCGAGCTTGATATCAGCGCGAACTTGAGAAACGAATACCGCAACATGACCGCGTTTTTGCAACGCAATGGACATGCGCTTCATTAGATCGGCGGCAATAACTGCGCCACCGGCAACTTTTTGAGATTCTTCAAAAGTTTTTTCTAAATCGCCTTTACGAATCAAGCCATCGACAGAATCGAGTAAAAAGAAATATTGAATCTTTTCGTCGTTTTTTCCAACTAGTTCTCGCATTGAATCAAATACTGTTTCATGAATATTAGATTCAAATACAAAACATGTGCCTTCCACCCATTCGTCACCATTAAATACAAATTTAACTCCAGAACGGTCAATCATCTCTTTGCTTAATCGTCCTTCAGCTTTAATATAAAAACCCTTACGCTTCTTAGGTTGATCTAAGAAGTTCTTCATGAATTGAAGCGCACAACTAGTTTTGCCGCCTTCATTGATGCCGCAGAAACGATGCAGCCCAGTGCCAATGCCGCCATTTAAAAAGTAATCAAGAAGAAGGCTTCCGCTAGAAATTTTATACTCTATGCTTTCTTCAAAATTATAATGCGAATCTTTATTGTTCTTCAAGAAACTTTTTAGTTGATCTTGAGAAGTGATTATTTTACCGCTTTCTGTTTCTACTTTTACTTCTTTTGTTTTCTTAGTCATTTTAAAAAGTCTTTAACTGTCTTAGGTTTTATACTAATATTGTAGTCTTGTCCAGTCTTTTCGCCAATCTGAACTTCTGTATTTTTGAATTCAGGTTGAAAAATATATTTCTTATATTTATCTGCGATACCGTTCGCGTCTTCTCCTGCATATAAAGTCAAACAATTGACTTTAACTACGACAAGCTGTTCCCAGAATTTTAAATCAGGAAACTTCTTTAGTAGAGAATTTAATATTCTAAACTGTTTTCCCCAAAATGAAACAGGCACTTTTTGAGGAATATGCAAAAGCTTTCTTAGCAACTCTCTTTTATTCATCCTCGATAGGGTAGCATGAAAACCAGAGATGTCAACAGCAAAAAACCGCTGGTTTCCCAGCGGTTTATTTTGATTTATTTTTTATTAAGCTTTTGGATTGAAGCCAGCACTCTGAAGATCAGGGTTTTTAATAGCAGATTTTTGCTGTTGCAATTTTAGTTTTTCGTCTATACTTAAGCCTTCGATGGCTGCATCTGGAGTAATATTTCCTGATGGAGCGGCAGGGGTTTCTGGAAAAACGGCTACTTGAGCAGCTTCAGACTTTTCAGCTTCTGGTGATTCGCCAGCTTCTTTCTTGCCTTCGTCGTTTAATTTGCCTTCTTTTTGCATCTTTTTTAAAATAGCTTTTTGAAGTGCTGGAGGTAGAGTTTTTTGTTTTTCTGTCAACTGACCAGCCATTTCAGTAAGCATCGAGCGATTCTTCATATATGACATTCCGCACATATATTTAGCATCACTTGTACTCATTCCGGCAGTGTTGATCAAAGATTCGTCTTTGAGCATACACTCGCTCATATATTCGCTATGCATTTCAGCTTCATCTTCCTCCATTATGTTAGAGATGGAGATTTCAGCTATGAGGTTTTTTGTATCGAATTTTATATTTGATTTCATGTTATTTATTACCTTCTAGGATTTTTATTTGATCTATTGTTTTTGTTAAAATATCACCTTTTTTGAAATTAGCTCCATCGTTGATAACTTCGTAAGCAATTATTTTACCCATGTCATCGGGAAGATCTTTAATTTCTTTAATGATTCCTTCGCTATTATAATGTTTACATGAAGCGTTGGTATTCAGAATTCTCATTCCAGTTTCAATTATGTTTTTATCTTCTTTTCCTTTTTGAGAATATACAAGATAATTATAAACAGCAAATAAATAATCCTCCATTAAAGTAATTTTGCTTTGAACCCAAGGTTCAATCGCTTCAGACATCTTCGGATTTGCATTAAGTTTATCGAGCAAGTCTTTAGAATAGTCTGAAATATAAGCCAATTGCGCGATTGCCATTTCAGAAGCATCTTCGTTTACATCTTCGGATTCAGTTTCTATTTCTTCAGCGATTTCTTCAGCTTGAGCTAAATGAGGAGCTAATTTTAAAAGATCAGATTCTTCCCACAAGGTAATGCCATCCCATTGATGAACAACATCATCGACTCCACCTTTAGAAGTATAATCAGTTACAGACTTCTTTGATTCCCACATTTTACATGACCAATATCTAGCTTTCCAACGAGGACCGGGGTTTGTATCGCATTGATGTCTAGCGCGAAAACTCTTTCTACGAGCGGGATCGTCGCGTTTGATCTCCATATTTGGATCGCCAAAATTAACTTTTACAATATTGCCTTTCTCGTTTTTGACGTAAACAGAAAACTTCTTTGGCCCTTTAGACGTTCTAAAAGGTTTATTTAAAGTTTTCTTGTCTTTTGACGCTCGTATTTCGTTGCTAAAATTTACCGATATGTTCATTTTTTAATCTTCTATATTAACGAAATTAAGATTTAATTCATCTTCATTTACACCAAATTGTTTAAGATCAGAAAGAGATTCATTAAAATCAGCTTCTTCAAAATCATTAAATGAATAAATGTCTACTATTTTGTCGTTCATGTTATTAGTTAGCTATATCTTGATCTGCGCGACGATAAGCGTCTTTAACTTTACCACCACTTTGCATTCTTAAAAATGTATTCACTCTTGCCATCGCCCAGCCCGCTCTTGATTGTCCTGGTCTATGACTAGAACTAAACGCACCTGAGCCTCTACGATATACTTTCTTTAATTGTCCAAGAGTTACTTTTTTAGAATGTTTGGCGTTATGATTTTTTACTTTTTCTTTTAAAGCGTTAGTTACCTTTTGACTAAAAGTGATTTCAGCTTTACTTACTAATTGCTTTTCGTCTTTTTTATTTAACGCTTCTTTAGCTTTTTCTTTAGCGTCTGGACTTGTGCCAGCAGATCCCGGTTTATTTACGCTAGAGCCTTTCTTGCGTTCATCTGGCTTCGATGGAGTTTGGGCAGAGCTTTTTGGGCCTTGTCTTTTTTTTGCAATAAGCTCAGAAAAATCTAATATTAAATTCATATTTAAAATTACACTAATTTAACAATGTGTAGAAAAAAGTAAAGCCGCTTTTTAGAGCGGCTTTTTTTGTTTTTAATTGACTATTACTTCTTCTTTACTGGAGGCTTGGCTGGAACTGGAGGCTTTCCAGTGGGCTTTGCAACCTTAGCGGAAGCGGTGGCGGTCTTAGTCATTGTCTTTGCTGTAGTCTTGCTCATATTTGTATATGTAGTTTATGTTATATTTGTGAAAATGTTTTTCAACTTTTATCTAATTGGGCATGCGCCACCGGCACATTCAGCCATATCTAGCATTTCAATGTTTCCTGATAGGATGGTAATTAAAGGTTTAACTTTAGCATTGGCTGCTAAATACGCGGCTTCGTCAATTTCTTGATATGGAGCTTGTTTGAATCCATGATCCTTGAACAAAAGAAAGCTGACGCTCTTAATATTGTTTTCATAATTATCTTTTAGCCAAACTTTAAGAGACTCAAGTTCTTCTGGTTTGTAATAAGCGGTTACAGAAACAGCGTTATCTGACCAAATAGTTTGTAACTTTTTAACCATATCAAGCTGCTTGATGACATCCATATCCTTTGTAAGGATAGATCCTTCAGGAGTCTTGCATGGGAAATAAACAACAACCGTATCACGATTCTCAGTTCCATCAAAATTAATAATGAACTCTACATGATACCCCATGTCTTTGCATGTTTGAACGAGGCTGTCAGAGCTAGACATGCGTACTGTACGCATATAATATTCACTGAAAGCTGGATGAACACCGGGAGTAGCTCCACCAAGCAAACTTAATGTTCCGCTGGGTTTGATGGTTGTAAGCTTAATGCTTTCAGGCCAACCACGATGCTTACTCCAAGACTTGTCAAAATTGCGTAGAGCAACATAACAATCATCAAGCCAATCAAGCTTATCAAGAGACTGGCACACACCAGTAACGCCAAGGCCAAGGCGCATGTTCTTGTGGACAATACGATTAGTTTCTTCGTGTATGAAAGGTAACGCAGCAATAGCCTTTTGAGTTTTATAAAGAAGTTTTGCACAGTCAATTAATTCCTCTTTAGAGGTAATGTTGTTTAAATAAAGTTCAGAAAGGTTGCAGCACTCATAATTTGCAAGGCTGATTTCAGCGCATGGATTTGTCATTTCACAATTATCTGCATCCGTTGGGTATAAAAGATTTTGAGAAATTGGTCCATCTTTAATACGTCCAAATTTTTGAGAAAGAGGAAGGTTAAAGAATCCATAAGGTTCACCATTTGCATAACCTGAATCTTTATTTATTTCGTATCCATTTTTCCAGACCTCTTCAAGAACATGATCGTAGCTATCTGCATAGATAGTATTGTTGCTCATTGCTCGCCAATTTGGAACGTTGCTAGAACCCCAATTCTTGGCGCGAAGATAAAGAATATCATCAGGATCGCCTAGAGCGATTTCCGCACTGCGCCGCACATTGCCAGCGACAACAACACTGCCAATAATATTGCAGATATCCAACACATCAATCGAGCGAAGTTTTTTGCCTTCGCGAGCTTGGAATATTTTTGTGATTTTATCGATTCCGTCAATAAGGATTTGTGGACCACTAGCTTTTCCGCCAAAGCCCTTGATTGGTTCGCCGTAACCTCTGATGAGGATAGTCGAATACGAAAACGATTTACCTGTAACGTAAAAAGCATCCAGAACTTTAGAAAGTAGATTAACCCAACCTTCGCGTTTATCTGGCACAATATAATCAGCGTCTTTAGTTGCTTCATGAATAACATTTACACCTTTCTTAATTTTTGGTAGTTCGTGAACATCTTCGCGACGAATACTGTAACCTACACCGCCACCAAGCATTAGATTCTCAAAGAGAAACAAAAAAGCCTTTGGCTCGCGCATTGCTGTTGCCCAGCAATTAAGAAGAGAATTCGCTCCAAAACGATCTACAGTTGAAGTGCCGAGTTGCCAAAGCATTCGACCTGCAAAATTGCATTTTAAATTAAAAACGTAATCATAAATACGTTCTGCTTCTTCTTTTGTATATTGTGCGCCAATTTTTTGTGCGCCATTGATACAACGTTCTACTGTTTCATTCCATTCTTCTGTCGTTCCATCTTCCTTTTGGCGAGCATAAGTTCTTTTGTATACAATATATCCAAGACCGCTAAAGCCCCAGTTGGGTTGTTTGTTTTTATATTGCGCTAAAAAAGAAGAAGACAGAATATTTAATTCATTACTCATGGTAAAAAGTATTATACACTAGATTCTAAAATTATCTATGTCGTACTTTACCATACGTTCTACGAGGTTGTCAAAGGAAATTTTCGGTTTCCAACCTAATTCTTTTCTGGCTGGAGTTGAGTCTCCCAAAAGAAGCTCAACTTCGGCGGGTCTGTAAAATTTAGGATTAATTTTAACTAAAATTGATGATTGAATTTCGTTTTTAATGGCGTATTCAGTAGAAACACTCATTTCTTCTTGTTGCCCAGAGCCGTGCCAAACTCCATCTATACCAGCGCAAATAAAAGATTTATTAATAAATTCCCTAATTGTGTG